GAGGAAGCAGGCGCTAGAGCCGCGCTGGCTGGTCACGAAATAAAGGGCTATTGGAAGCGCTGCAGTGACTTGCGCACCATTGGACTAATTGAGGACTTAGGCATCCGTAGAGCGCTTACAAGTGGCTCTCAGGGCATTGTGTGTGCCATCACCCAAAAGGGCATGGAGATAGTTAGGGGCTGGGCATGACCGATACCCAATTCATCTACAGTTTCGTTATGGGCTGGGTTGCTTGCTGGCTTTACCTAAAGATGATGGCGAACCGACCATGATACCGACATGGGGCTATGTGGCTCTAAGGTCTAAAGATAAGAAAACCATGGTGCAGGTCTTTACAGACATCACCACAGGCCTGATTGTGTACACCCAAGTCTGCCAACGTGCAGAGTCTTGGCACTCATGGGGGCCGCCTACAGAAGTTGAGAGAGTTGATTAAGAAACTCATGGCACTAACGCTAATCCTCGCCCTATCCACCCCAGCCCACGCAAGTGCAGCTGCACTGTCGTGCCCTAAATGGGAACCGCTACTGCGGGAGTACTTCCCTAAAAAGGTCGTGCCGATTATGAGTAAAATTGCTTACAGAGAGTCCCGGTGCAATGAAAAAAGCCTGTCTGCTATCAGGTCGAATGGTCGCCCAGATGTCGGCCTGCTACAGATACAAGGGTCATGGGCTACTGTGACACGCGCAGTCTGTAAAAAACAAGATGTGATCAAGGCACTGCTAACTGTCCGATGCAACCTTAAAGTGGCACAGTATCTGTACCGCAATGGTGGGCTAGGTCACTGGCGAGCAACCTCAGGAAAATAACAAAGGAAACAATGGATACATCAATAGGTGAACTAATCGCCCGACTAATGAACCTCAGCAACCAACTTGCTATAGAGCTGCGCTTTAAGGAGTCCAGCCTTGTGCTTGAAGTTGTCGGACTACTGCACTCACTACCGACTATTGCTGAGCAAAACCGCCAAGCGTGGCACCCATCGCTTAACACTTCTGGCGCTTCTAAAGGCATTACCTACATCAGCACTGTAAGCCAAAACAATGAGTGATGACATTGTGACCCGACTACGGATGCCTATTTGCGGTAATTACGATGACGACCACCCATCGTGGGGACCTCAACCATGTTCTTCATGTGTGGAGGCAGCCGATGAGATTGAACGCCTACGCGCAGACCGTGACATGTGGAAAAGAACTTGTACAAAATTGGTAGGGATGATGCTGCCGTATTCATTGTTAATGAACAAAACGGAACAAAAAGAACTACAAATTATTCTTGAAGAAGCAGTAAAATTATGAGTGAGTACACCCACAACGATGACGTTGCAGACCTGCTCTATGCCCGTGAGCAAGAAATCCTTGTGCTAAAAGCAGCGCTTGCCTACTGCAATGCCGAACTCGACCGCCTAGAGAAAGAACACGCCCGTGGCTTTTAACCTTGACGATTACGAACCAGTAGCCAGCAGGCTTGACCGCTTCCTAAAGGCACACCCTGATGCCCGGGTAATTACTGATCTTGTGCACTACTCAGGAGACTTTGCAGTCTTTAAGGCAGAGCTGTGGCTTGATGACCAAATCATCGCTACAGGCTGGGAAGAAGAGGTGCGTAATTCATCGCACATAAATAAAACTTCGCACCTTGCCAATGCGGAAACAGGTGCCCTTGGCCGAGCTTTAGCAAATGCAGGCCTGTCAGGCAGTGATTTTACGAAGCGCCCAAGCCGTGAGGAGATGGGCAAAGTGGTCAGGATGCAAGGCGACACACAAATAACAGAGTCAAGCAACCTTGCTAGCGACAAGCAACAGAACATGATTAGAGCCGTCTGTAAATCCATGGGCCGCGCCGTTCCTAGCAATTTACAGGCCATGACTAAGCGTGAAGCTAGTGCCTACATTGACACGCTTAAATCAGGTGAGCAGGCAGCGCCACAGTACGACACACCAGAGGAACCGTTTTAATGCTTGACTTGTTTACGCAACTGATCATGATTACCGCTGTGTTCATGTGTGGCTTTCTGCTAGGCGGAAAATGACAGGCATTAGTGAGGCGTCATTCCTGCAGCAAGTCAAAGGGCTGGCCTACATTCACGGCTGGGACTGCCACCACGCACAACCGAGCATGACACGCACCGGGCGATACATCACCACAGGCGCTGCAGGCTTCCCTGACCTTGTGCTGGCTCACAAAACTAAAGGGCTGATATTTGCCGAGTTAAAAACCACTAAAGGCAAGACAAGCATTGCTCAAGAGCATTGGCTGGCCATCCTGAACCGCCATGCAGAGGTGTACATTTGGCGACCCGAGCAGCTGCAAGAAATAGAACACAGGCTGTCAAGATGCTGACCATCGCTTGGTATGCACTAATGATCAGTATCGGTGTGGCTATTATTCAAGGCATCCGCAAGGATTAACCCTCCACAACTGAGCAAGCCCTACATCGCTGGGAAAGCGACAAGGCAGGCATGGCCACATAGGGGTTTGAACTCTGTTGGTGTTTACACGGGAACGTGGGTCGTGCAGTGCGCCTAGCCTCTTGTGATGACTTACTTGAATGGATGCTGGGGTCAGCCACTGTTCAGCGTCTAAACGTCACAAATACGAATGGTGTCCACTTCCCCAAGGTGTCCGGCAACCAAGAGCTACTTGCTCTGAACTGTGGGGAACACAAACCCCAGACTGTCTGTAGCAATGAAAGCAACCGCAGCGAAGCAAGGGCGCTAGTAGCATCACCACATGGCAGGCAACAGAAAAACAACCCAGCAGTACCGACAAAACAGAGCAGCAATCTTAGACGGCAACCCCCCATGCCACTGGTGTGGTGGCATAGCAACACAAGCAGACCACCTTATCGAACACGACGCAGGCGGAGACGACAGCACAGAGAACCTTGTACCAAGTTGTAGAACGTGCAACTCAAAGCGTGGCGCAATCTATGTAAACAACAAAACCGCACAACGCCAACAAGCACGCAACGCCGCACTAAACGCACCACCAAAACAAACCACAAATACGACTTTTTTGGGGCAAACCCCTACCCCGAGCAAGCCTTTACGCAAGATAACGCCAAGTGGCAGCGAACTGGCCGAGACTGGCGGGAACTGTGCGGAACTGGCGGTAACTGGTAGGACTCAGCCCAGATTGGAAACTGTGACTACAGGTGTTTCTGTGTATGCGCCTTTGGTGGTTGAGTTTGCGCGTAAGTACATGCAGGTTGAGTTGATGGAGTGGCAGGTGCATGCCGCTATGGGGTTGCTTGAGTCTGACGCTGACGGCGATCTGGTTAATCGTTCCGGGCTTATTACTGTGGCGAGACAAAATGGCAAGACTGTTTTGGGGCAGGCGATTGTGGGCACTTGGCTGACCAGCATTGCAGCGTTACGCGGTAAACCTCAGACCGTTATTAGTTCAGCGCATGAGTTGCCACTAGCTAATTTGCAGTACCAATTTCTAGCCCCAATTTTGGAGCAGTATTTTGACGCTAAACCCAAGTGGGGATATGGCCGTATGGAATTGCAGATGCCTGACGGCAGCCGCTGGTTCATTAAGGCCGCTACGCCTAGTGCAGGAATGGGGCTATCGGCTGACTTGATCTGGGTAGATGAAATCTATGCAGTTGATGATGCTGTCATGGCTCATTCTTTGCGCCCAACTATGAAGGCCCGTAACGTGCGCACAGCTGGTGGCTCTCCCATGATGGTGATGACTTCAACTGCTGGCACCGAGGCTTCAACGGCCATGCTCAGATATCGAGAGTTAGGGCTGTCACTGATTGGTGAGCAACGTGCCGGGGCTTTCTACTTTGCCGAATGGTCACCACCACCCGGGGTAGATGTCATGGATACACAGTGGTGGGGCTGGGCTAACCCTGCACTAGGTCAAACCTTAGAGCTGCAGTCAATGTTGATAGATGCCGAGCACCCAGACAGATCATCTTTTCTACGTGCAAGCCTTAACCAATTTGTCAATGCCGATGCATGCTGGCTTCAGCCGGGGCAGTGGGATGCTTGCCTGTCTGATATTCAAGGGCCTGAGAATGGCTGGCTGGCGTGTGACTCTTCGCTAGACGGCTCGCGCTATGTCGCTGTTCGTGCAGCTGTTGATGATGTTGGCGTAGTTCATGTCTCGGTTGAGTTTGTGGTGCAGTCTTTAGCAGAGTGCCAGCAAGCCATGATGGATGCCTGCACCGAGCACCCGCTACTTGGGTTGGCTGTTACCCCAGCGCTTGAGCATCATGTGCCGCTGCC